TCAGCTGATGACGATCTGGGCCGCGCGGGAGCGCGCGCTTGTGCCCCTCTGCGTGACTTTGATGCTGAGCGGTCCTGCCAGTCCGTCCTCGGCCTGGCTCGAGACGTTATAGACGTAGCTTGGGGCGTTGAGATCGAGGACGCGCTCGAACCCCCCGCCTGACAGCACCAGCCGGTACTGCTCAGCTTCCTCCCCTAGAGGAGTGTCGGCTTCGCTCAGCCACGACCAGCCGACGCGACTCCGCCTGATCCAGCTGATGAACAGGTCGCGCCCTTGCCCGCGCCGGGCACGCAGGTGCACAGGCGAAGGCGGCTGCAAGGCGCGTCCGTCGATGGTCAGGCTTGCGACAGCGCCGGACGTGCCGTCACCCAGCCCCTGCGCCATCAGCCTCACCTCGCCACCGAGCAGACCCGCAGGAGGCTCCATCCCCACCAGTTTGTCGCGTTCGATCAGCAGGAACCGGTCGCCTGCGGCATGGTCCACCGCCGCCCACTCGGTTCCGCGCCTGCCCCGCAACAGCCGCGACAGCCGGAACCTGCCGTGCCCGAGTGGTTCTGCAACTCCAAACTGGATCAGCTCTTCGCCCAGCACCGCAAGGTTTGCACCCGCCACAAGGGCCGCATCGGTCCGCCCCTCCAACCACATCTCTTCATTCAGCAGTTGCACTTCGACACTGCGGCTTGCGTCGATGAGAGCAGAGCCGCCGGGTGGAAGTGCCGTCAATGCGTGTCCCATCACCGCCATACCGGCAGTCTGGCCTTCGCTTTGCCAACTCACGCCGCCATCGAAGCTGCTGGTCAGGGCCGCGCCCCGCCATCCGGCTTCCACGCCCGAAGCGGCGGCAATGAGCCGCGGACTGACTGCCGGACTTTCGCCTTCGGCAGGCACTTCGAACAGGAACAAGGTCGTGGGCCCGGGAAACCTGTCCAGCTGAGCGACAGGCCGCCCGGCGCTCGCGCCGGTAGCGAGCGGCGTCACGCCGCCCGCGACCCTTGCCAGCTCCAAAGTCACGACCATTCGATCGAGGGTCAAACGCAAGACGTTCCAAAGCCCTACCTGACCTTCGAGCTGCAAACGATCGCCGGGCCTGATGCCGACGCGGAGCCAGGGCAGGTGAACCTTTGCGGTCTCGCGCCCAGCCCAGAGCTGGCTCAGCCGATGCTCTGCCAGAGCCTTGGCGGTGCCGGCATGAAGCGCTGCGGCAACTGCCCGGCGGTCGTTTCGAAGCGCAGGTCTGCCCCGCGTCGCACGCTGCAGCCCCGTCTGATAGTCCCGGCCTCTGTCATGATAGGCGATGCTGACCTCGCCGGGGATATTCGCCGCCGCGCGCCTGTTGAGTTCGGTGGGACCCCCGGAGCCGCCAATCCCGCGCGCGCCGGCTTCGTGCCGGCCCACCAGAATGGCGGGCCGCCCGCCGGCCATCAAGCGCAGCTTGCCGCCCTCCTCCGCCAGCGACAGCGGGATGACGTCGCTGAGGGCCTCGATCGCGCTACGCACGCTGTCGCCGCTCGCGGCATAGCCACCGAGCTCCGGCGTCTCCTCTCCCACCACCTCGCCATCGCTTAATTCTTGGGCAATCGCCCCGACTGTTACGTCGCCGGCATCCGCGATCACTTCAAAACTGAGCGAGGGGATGCGATTGCCGTAGTCGGCAAGTTGGAAGTCTTCGAACAGTGCGTAGGCGATGCCCCGGTGCGCCGGTGCGTTTCCGGGGCCTTCCACGGAGGCGATACGCGGATCAACCGCCTGCTCTTCACTTCCCAGGTACAGCCGGTAGCCGGTTTCGCTCTTCAAGTCTCCCGCCGCGCCGCGCAGCAGCTTGCCGTCCGCCCAGATCCGTCCCACGCCGCGGATCGGCCGCCCCGAAAGGGCAACTGCGAACGAGGCCGAATAGCTGTAGGTGACGGTCTTGGGCTGCCCCTTGCCGCCGCTCCGGGTCCTGTCCTCGATGAGGTCGGTGGACCAGATCACCGTCCCGGCCACGCGCATGGCCCCGAATATCTTGGGGATCGGGCTTCCATAGGACGAGGTTTGAACGGCAAGCTCCCCCAGCCGGGGCCCCTGGCGTGCCTTGGGCGCGAACAGAACAGAGTCGATCTGCTGCCCCGCAATCGCGCCGATCGCGCCTCCCAGCGGGCCGGCCACAGCCGAGCCGACCGCGCTTAGGATCAAGGTCGCCATCAGCCAGTCTCCACGATACGCCAGGCGGCAAGGACGGGCCACACCACCGCTCCAGGAGTCTCGACCACGCGCCCCAACCGAGCGTCGGCATGGACGAACCCGTTCTCGAGCAGGACGAGGAAGTGACTTTGCCCCGCGCCCGCTCGGACGAGCAGAACGTCGCCCGCCTGGGCCTCAGAAGGCGGGATGCGCTTCACACGATCCTCGAATGTCAGGGCGAGCAGATCTTCGGTGGCCTCGCTCCGCAGGCTGTATCCCGTCGGCACGAGGTCGATCGGAAGCTTGCTCGCAAGCGCCACCAGGCCCAGGCAGTCCAGCCCATGCTCGCGCCGCCGCCCCTGCGGTCGAAAACGGGTCCCGACCAGCGCCCGCGCCCGTGCCGCTACGGCCTCGGCGACTGTCACCGGGCGCAGCGGAACAGTCGAACCGTTCCCTCCGGCCCGATCACCTCCAGTTCGTCCGTCCCGACCACGCGGATGCTGACGACCGATCGGTCAAGCTCGGCAAGATCGAAGCGGCTCTCGTCTCCGCAATCCGGCGATGTCGACCATGCTCCTCCTAGTGGAGCGCGTGAGAGCCCCCGCTGCCGGAGCTCGACAGTCCGACCGTCGACGTCGATCCGCACCAGCCCCGGCAGTTCGGCGCAGGCAGATGCGAACAGCAACAGCCCCGCCAAGCAAGCGCGCAGCCGCATAGTCCTTCTCCTTTCATGAAATTCGGGGCGCTAAGCCCCCGGATACCGCGTCAGCAGGTCCATTCCCGGCAGATGCGGTTCGCCTCTAAAGTTCACACCATTTGCGAACCTTGCCGTGCAAGTCGCGAAACTTTTGTCGCACCCTTCGCTGATCTCGACGACGTCGCCGACCGCGAAAGGACATGGCAGCGGCTCCCGAAGCGTCAGCTGCGGTCCGTCGGACGACAGCAGCGCGCTCTCTAGGCCGCTGTTTCTGCCGCCGATCCAGCGCGCCCGCCCATACGCATAAGCATTCGGCTCCGCCGAAGCCGCGGCAACTTCCACGACATCGCCGCTCATCCCTGTAACCCGCGTCACCCGCACTCGGGGCGCCATGTCCACCCGGCACCTTTTGTCGCCAAGCTGCGCCCGGCACTCAGGTGAGGTCTGCTCCACCACCGGCCGCTCCAGCAGAGCCGTGGGCCCGCGAAGTTCCGCACTGAAGCCGTTGCCCTGTGCCGCCACATCGCCGAGCACCCCGCGCGCCAGCGATACGTGATCCGCTTCCGGATTCTCCCAGTCGGTGATGAACAAGGTCACGGCGGCACCATCCCAGCGCCCCGCCTTCAGGTCTTCCTTGCTGATGGCGTCGCTGGTCAGCGCGCCTGATATATCCATGCTGTCCGGATCGAAGCCGTCCGAGAGCGAAACTGCGGAAGGTAGCATTCCGGGGGCGGCGCGGTATCGGAGATGGGCGATTATCAGATCCCGATCATGGGTCGTGAACCCCAGCGCCACCCCATCCCGCCGCTCGAGCCGCCAGCAAAAGGCGATAGTGGTCAGACCGGTCTCGAGGATGCTCATGCCGCCGCCTCGCGTATCTCGATCAGCGGCACGCTCGCCACCTCGCCGGCTTCGAAGGTCGCACGGCTAAGACTGAGCCGATCCTCGGCGAAGCGGACCGGAACGTCGAAGAGGAAGCCCGCCCGCACCTCTGATCCGGCCGCAGGCGGCGCCTCGAGACGAACTATTCCGAGCGGCCCTAGCGTCCAGCCGCTTACCCTCTCGACTCCACCGACGGACAGGCGAACGCTTCCCGCCACAGGACGCGTGATCCGCCGCTCCTGGCCCTCATAATGCTTCACCAGCGCGAACTCCGTCCGAAGTCCGTCTCCAATGCCCAGAAGTTGATCCGTCGCTTCAACTTCGCCTGTCATCCCGTTGGAACTATGGTCGAACGGATCCTCGAACCTGAACCCAACCGCCGCCCCACGCCGTGCCCTGAAGAAGGCAATTAGTTCCTGAAGCTCCCCCTCGCAGCGAACCCCCGGCCCCGCATCGAAGCGCAGCCTCGCGTCGGCCCAGTCGCTGTTCCGCTGCTCCGCGCCGCCCGCCGTCGTCACTATTGCCGTAGAAAAAGCCGGCTCCACGCTTGCCTCGCGCCCCAGCGCGATCGGGAAGCGCACATCGTCGAAAGCTTCCATCGCTCCATCCTCCCCATCGAACCAGGTGAACCCATCCCGAAGCACCTGCGGCAGCGCCCAGACGAAAACCTCGCCCGTGCCCCGCGCCCGCGCCGCCTCCGCCGCAGCCGCGATCTGCTGCCATTGCGATCGCTGGTCCGGCCGAAGCACGAAGCCGGAGAAATAATGCTGCTCCCCGATCGGGTACCCCAGCCGCTCGGTTGCCGCCGCCACGCCGCGTTCGCTCGCGCCGGTCCCGATCGTCACCCAGTCATAATCTTCGAGCTGCAGCACATCGAAGACCGGCGCGGCCCATCCGATCGGCACGTTCGCGCGCCTGACCTCCGCCCCGTCCAGCACCGTCGGAAGATAGACGAGCAGCAGCGTCTCGGCATCCGGAGCCTCTGCCTTGACGGCAGCACACAATGCTGCGGTCGATCCGCTCAGGACCGCCCCCGCCGTATTCAGCGTCGCTCTTTGCGCTGCGTCCAGCGGCGCCCGAACGTCGGAAATCGTGACCGGCGCGAACGATGCGATAGCAGCATCGTCATAGAGGCAGATCCGCCCGTCCGGCATCGCCCACCACCATGGCTCGCCCACCTGAAACCGCACCCGCTGCCCTGCCGCAACTGAAATGCCGGCGAAGGCACGCGCCACCGCCTGCAGATAGTTCATCGCTCCCGAATGGGCCGGCGACAACAGGCAGGAAGGCGGCACCCACCCCGTCAGCCCCGGCTCGCCATTCTCCGCCCTTTGTTTCCAGTCGCTCCAGCAATGCGCGTCGAACAGCTCGTAGCTGAGCGACAGGATGACCTCATATCCCAACGCCTTTGCGCGCGCGCAGAAATCGCGATGCCAGGCTGCACAGGCCGCGTTCAGCACGCCGCCGTTCCCGCTCACATATAGGCCGCCATCCGTCTCCGCCTCGAGCCGGAAATAGTGGCTCATTCCCACATAATGATTGATCACCTTGCGATAGCCGAGCTGCATCACGTTTCGAAGCAGCCGCGCCGGCGTGAGGTTGTAGCTGTCGTCATATCCGCTCGCGATCCGGAGCTTGTGCTCCGGAACCATCGTCTCCGCGATCGAGAGCACCGATCCCGCGCCGTCACTGACGATCCCGCTGACCTCGACCCATGCCTCGACCGGCTCCTCGAGCAGCTCATCCTCGCGGGTGTAGCCCGGCGGTATCAGCGAGATGAACATCCGGTCGACGTCGCCCGCCCAGACTGGGTCCGCCTCAGCCGGCAAGAGAAATCCGCCCTCCAAGCTGCTGAAATCAAGGCGGATCAGCGCATCCTCTGGTGTCCCCTGCGCATAATTCCACAGCCGCACATACCAGCTGCGGGCTTGCCCTTCCGCATCGCGCCCTTCGATCGTCAGCGTCGGCCCGTTGACCGCGTCCAGCGGCATCATGCCATGGCTGTGCCACCGGAAGCTCAGTCTGCAGGCCCTAAAGTCGCGGCTCGTCTCGTAGGCGAGCAGCGGATGATCGAACCGATCCTCCGCCTCCCAGATCAGCCCCGCTAGATCGTCCGCCTTGTAGAAGACGGCATCCGCCCGAAGCGCGTCCGGCGCAGTCGTCACCACGCTTGCCATCATCGGGCGCGGGAAGTTCACCGTCCAATAGCGCGCGTCGAACCGCTTAACATGCCCATGCACCTTCGCCGCACCGGGCGGCGCCAGCCAGTGGCCCATCTCTTTTCCCCCGATCAGTCTTCGACGCTCATCAGCGCGGCTTTCACCGCCCGCGCCACCTGGCGGCTCGACCGCGCCAGCACCTGCGGCTCCGCTCCTGACGGCGCGTTGATCGTGATGCTCATCCGGACATCGCGCCCGCTGCCCTGCCGACCTGTCTCGACCCGCCCACTCGCTGTCGGAACGAAGATTTCCGGTCCCCGCTCGCCCACCAGATATGCCCGCCCCGGGGCGACCGGCCCACCTGAAGCACGCCCCGGGAGCCCTAGCAGTGCCCCTGCGAGCTGCGCCGCCGTTCCCGCCAATCCCTGGCCGCCTCCGCCGAACATCGCGCCGATCCCGCCTCGAACCGCCGCGGCGGCGATCTCCGCCATCGCCGAGAGGGCCACCCGCTTCAGATCCTCAAAACCGAACTTGCCCGTCGTGACCGCTCGCACCAGCGCATTCTCCAGCACTCGCCCCGCCCGCTCCACGCCGGCGCCGAACGATCCTTCCAGCTGCCCGCGCATGTCCGCCACGTCGCGCGCGAACCCGGCTGTGTCCGCCCGCACGCTGACGAGCAGGCTCTCGATTTCCTCATCCATTCCACTTCTCCGGGGTCCCCATGAAGTACCACTTCATGGGGTTTCTCTCTTCATCCATCCGGAAACATCTCCATCAGCCGCGCGAGATCGGAGGAGGAGGCGCTCGCTTCCTCCGGCGCCATCGCCGCCAGCACTGTCGCCAGCTCGGCAGGCGTTGCTTTCCAGAATTCATCGGGCCCCCAGCCCAGCAACGCTCCGGCTAGTCCCGCCAGCCGGCCGGCGGCCGCTGTGAACTCAGCCACGCCCCTGCAGGATCTGCGTCAGCAGCACCTTCAGCACCGGCGTCGCCTTGGCGAGGCCGCCTTCCGCGATCGCCGCTCCGATCCTGTCCCGGCTCAGCCCCTCGGGCCGCCCAGCCACGCAATGCCAGAACAAGGCAGCGATCTCGCTGACCTTCAGCCCGCCGTCCGCCGCTCTTTCCACCAGCGCGAACAACGGCCCGAGCTCTTCCTCGGCCGCCACCAGCGCTTCGAAGCTGGGCCTCAAGGTGAGTGTCTCCCCGCCCACCACCAGCGCCGCCTCTCCTCGCGCCGGGTTCGGAGGGGTACCCGTCAAAGTACCACTTTGATGGGCGCTCACAGC